TGTGGCTATTTTTTTAGGTGATGATATATTACATCATTTAGCAGATAGACTAAGTACAAGAGAACCATATAATGAATGGTTGTTAAAATGCACAGGCAAGAGGTACAGGTATGCTATCTAAGGTAAAACTATATGGTGATCTTGCAGAATTTGTAGGACATAAACAATTTGATGTAAAGGTAAATTCTGTTGCACAAGCTGTTAGTTTCTTGATAAATAACTTTCCAGAAACAGAAGCATATATGTCAAATAGATACTACAAGGTATTAGTAAATAAACATGAGATAGATGATACACAGATACATGAACCTACTGGTAAACAAGAAATATCATTTGTACCTGTTATATCTGGTGCAGGTGGTAATACTGGTAGATTGTTGTTAGGTGCAGCATTAATAGGTATAGCTATTGTTAACCCATTTGGTGCAGCAGCTATAGGTACTTTTGGAGGTACACCAATACTAGTTTCTAAGGCTGTTGGTTTTTTAGGTGTTGGTTTAGCTTTATCTGGTGTAAGTGGCTTATTATTTCCTACACCAAAACCAAAAGAATTTAGTAATGAACAAGACCCTAGAATATCCTTTGGTTTTAGTGGCATACAACAAAGTTCAAGAGCAGGTAGTAGCCACCCTATATGTTATGGAGAAGTGTTTACAGGTAGTGTTGTGATAAGTGCAGGTATTGATACTGAACAGGTAAGGGCATGACAAAAAAATATATACAGGGTGCAGGGGGAAATCCATCACCACCACAACCACCACAACCTACAAGAACACCTGATACTTTACATAGTAGGCAGTTTGCTACATTTTTAGATTTAGTATCAGAAGGTGAGATAGAAGGTTTTGCAACTGCATCAAAAGAAGGACTTACAAAAGGTACAACTGCATATAATAATGCTGCACTAAAAGACGTTTTTCTTAATAATACTGCTGTATTAAAATCTACTGCATCTTCATCTAGTCCTAATACAACTGATTTTAATTATCAGAATGTTGGCTTTACACCTAGATTTGGTACTGCTAATCAAACACATATACCAGGTATTGAAAGTTCAGAATCTACAACAGCAGTAGGGGTAGTGGTAACAAAAGCATCACCAGTTACAAGAACTATTACTAATACATCTGTAGATGCTATAAAGGTATCAATAACATTACCACAACTGCAAAGAGCTACAGATGCAGGTGATTTATTAGGTTCTAGTGTTCAATTTAAAATATCTGTACAATATAATTCTGGTGGTTTTACTGACGTTATTACAGATACTATTACAGGTAGAACTGCTGATGCATACCAGAAAGATTACAGGGTAGATATTACAGGTGCTTTTCCTGTTGATATTAGAATAACTAGAATAACTGCTGATAGTACATCATCTTCATTAGTAGATGCATTTCAATGGTCAAGTTTTTCAGAAATAATAGACGATAAGCAAACTTACGCTAATAGTGCATATTTATCTTTACGTATTGATTCACAACAATTTAGTTCAATACCAAGTAGAAAATATAGGTTAAGAGGTGTAAAGGTAAGAATACCAGGTGCAGGTGCTAATAGCTCAGGTACACCAAGTATTGATAACGCTACTGGTCGCATAATTTACCCTGATGGCTATATATTCAATGGTGTTATGGGTGCAGCTACATATACAAATTGCCCTGCTATGGTTTTGTTAGACCTTCTGACCAATAGTAGATATGGTTTAGGTAGTCATATAACAGATGCATCATTAGATTTATTTTCCTTTGTTACTGCATCTAAATATGCGAATACACTTGTAGATGATGGTTTAGGTGGTCAGGAAGCTAGATTTAGTTGTAATGTACTTTTGCAATCTGCAGATGAAGCATTTGATTTAATTAATGACTTATCAGGTGTAATGCGTTGTATGCCTATCTGGTCAGCAGGTTCTATGACAATAACGCAAGATAAACCTACAGATGCAAGTTATTTATTTAACCTATCTAATGTATTAGAAGATGGTTTTAATTATTCTGGTAGTGATTTAAAACAAAGACATAGTGTAGTTAGTGTTTCATACTTTAATATGGACACACAGGAAATAGATTTTGAAGTTGTAGAAGATAGTACTGCTGTAAGTAAGATAGGTGTTAACTTAAAGCAAGTAAAAGCATTTGCGTGTACATCAAGAGGTCAGGCTGCAAGACTAGGTAGAGCAATATTATTTGCAGAACAAAATGAAAGTGAAATAGTATCTTTTACAACATCAATAGATAGTGGTGTTATTGTCAGACCTGGTTCTGTTATAGAAATAAATGACCCTGTAAGGGCAGGTGTACGTAGAGGTGGGAGAGTTAATGCAGCTACAACTACAACAATAACTGTAGATGATACTGCTAATACTGATTTACCTACCACAAACACCCCTACAATTAGCGTTATTATGCCTGATGGTACAGTAGAAACTAAAAATATAACAGGAATATCTGGTGCTGTAGTTAGTGTTGATAGTGCATTTAGTACAACACCAAATGTTAATACAATCTGGTTAATACAAGATACAACAGTTGTTGCACAAAAATTTAGGGTAATAGCTGTAGAAGAACAAGACGAGGTAAATTATACAATTAGTGCATTATCTTACGTACCAGAAAAATATGCATTTATAGAAGATGGTACTGCATTACCTACAAGAACTGTATCAATACTAAACCAACCTGTAGACCCACCTAATAATGTTGTTGCTAATGAAAAAATAGTAGTAATAAATAATCAGGCGGTAGCAAAATTAATAATAAGTTGGCAACCTATTACAGGGGTAACACAGTATCAGGTTAATTATAGATTTAATAATGGTAACTACACATCACAGACAGTAAGTAGACCTGATTATGAGATATTTAATACAGAAAAAGGTGTTTATGAGATACAGGTATTTGCATATAATGCAGCATTAGAAATTAGTGCAACATCTTCTGATATTACATTTAATGCTGTTGGAAAAACTGCTGTACCTGCAAATGTACAAAACCTTACAGCAGAACCTATTTCAGATAAATTAATAAGATTAAGGTGGGATTTATCAACAGATGTAGACGTAACACATGGTGGTAGGGTATATGTACGTCATTCTACAGATGTTTCTGGTGCTGCTACCTTTTCTAACTCAGTTGACCTTATAGAAGCATTAGCAGGTAATACAACAGAAGCTACTGTACCTAGATTGGAAGGTGAATATTTACTTAGGTTTGCTGATGACTCAGGAATATTAAGTGCAAGTTCAACATCAATAATTTTAGATTTACCAGATACACAAGGTTCTTTATTAGCACAGACCAGAAGAGAAGATACAGATAGTCCAAAATTCCAGGGTACTAAAACTAACGTGTCTTTTGATGCAACTACTAATAGTTTAAATCTTGTAGGTGGCGGTAATTTTGATGACATTACAGATTTTGATGCAGTTGTATCATTAGATGATTTTGGTGGCATTGTACCTTCAGGTACTTATGATTTTGCTACAACATTAGATTTAGGTGGTGTATTTTCTATAGACCTGCAAAGACATTTTTTAACAGAAGGTTTTTTACCTAGTAATTTATTAGATGCTAGAGGTTTAATAGATGACTATACAGATTTTGATGGTACAGAAGCTACTGCAGTTAATGCTGAACTACTTGTAAGAACAACACAAACAGACCCATCTAGCTCACCTACATATAGTGCATTTCAAACTTTTGCTAATGGTACATATAAGGCAAGAGGTTTACAATTTAGAGCAAAGTTAACAAGTAACGACCCTGCACAGGATATTAAAGTTACACAACTAGGTTATACAGCTACATTTCAAAGAAGAACAGAACAAAGTGCTACAGCAATAAGTAGTGGTGCAGGTGCAAAAGCTATTACATTTGATAAAGCATTTTTTACAGGTACTTCTGCACTAAATGGTGTAAACAGTAGCCTACCTTCTATTGGTATTACTGCACAGAATATGGCTAGTGGTGATTATTTTGAAGTAACAAGTGTATCTGGTACTGGTTTTACTGTGCATTTCAAAAACTCATCAAATGCAAGTATTAGTAGAAATTTTAACTATTCTGCGGTAGGATTTGGTAAAGGTGCTTAAAATTAAAGTAAAGTAATTTAGTTATGTCACAGGTCAGCACATATACAATTGCTAACGATACAGGAGCAAATGTAAGAAGTGCGTTAAATGGTGTTTTAGGTGCAATACAAACATTAAATAGTGGTAGTAGTGACCCTAGTGCAAATGTAGCTTTTCAATTATCTGTTAATACAACATCTAACCTTTTAAAAATTAGAAATGCAGCTAATAATGGCTATATAACAATAGGAAATGTAACACAAACAAATTTAGGATTAGCACCATTAGCAGGTGCAACATTTACTGGTTCTGTTATACATAACTACACAGGTGCTATGCGTGTACCTGTTGGAACTACAGCACAAAGACCTGGTTCACCTGCTACTGGTGATTTTAGATGGAATAGTACACTAGCTAGTGCTGAAATATATAATGGTACTGCTTTTGCTGCTGTGGGTGGTGGTTCTGGCACTACAGGTGGCGGCTCAGATGAGCTATTTTTGGAAACAGATCAAACAATGACAACAAGTTACACTTTAACTTCTAATAAAAATGCAATGACTATTAGCCCTGTTATAAATAGTGGAGTCACCCTTACTGTGCCATCTGGTGCAATTCTTGTTATTCTTTAATTATGGCATTAAACATTAACGGAACTACTGGTATTTCTGGGGTTGATGGAAGCGTATCTGCACCTGCTGTAACTGGAACGGATAGCAATACTGGCATAACATTCCCTGCTGCTGACACTATCAAATTTTCAACTGGTGGTGTTGAAAGAATGGCTATAACAAATAGTGGTATTTCTGGAATAACTGCTGGAATAACAATGGCACAGCAATGGCGAGTTACTTCTGATTTTACAGTATCATCAGGGTCAGATTCCGCCATTACTTCAAACTGGGAATCAGCAGATACCCATGGTTATGGAACAATAGGTTCAAATTTAACTGAAAGTAGTGGAGTTTTTTCTTTTCCCTCTACTGGTATTTATCGCATTGGTGCTAAAACAACATTTAATAATACTTCTTCCGCAAATTATAGAACAGAATTAAAAATGCAAGTTCAGACAGCTAGTAATAGTAATTGGGAGATGGCTACAGGATCAGGTCAATCATTAAGTTCCCCTGCGGAGCAAACTGGTTCTATGAGTCTGGAATATTTATTTGATGTTACAAATACTTCTAGTTGTATTTTTAGACTTCTTGTTTTTAGTCATCAAGATAGTATTAAATTTCATGGTGCTTCTGATAAAACAGAAACAGGTTTTACTGTTATTCGTTTAGGAGATACTTAAAATGGAAAGACCTACACATATTGAAGATTATCTAGTAACAGTAAGAACCGGACAATGGTTTGGGTGGAGTGATTCAAGCAATAAAATTTATGCAAACTTATTAGTTTTAGATGGTGGTGCAAAACCTACTGAATCAGATTGTACAACTGGTCTTGCTGCATTGCAAGCTGCATGGGATTTAGAAAATGATTCTTATAAATCTAAAAGAAGGGCAGAATATCCAAAATTTGAAGACCAATTTGATCAGATATATAATGAAGGAATAGATGCTTGGAAGGCTACAATTAAAACTATCAAAGACAAATATCCTAAACCATGACAGCAAAGATTAAACTAAACGCAGCATCAGGTGGTGGTTCTTTCAGCTTACAAGCACCCTCTTCATCTAGTAACAACAGAGTTTTTACAATTCCAGATGTAGCAGATGGAACTATTGCTACAACTGCAACTGCTGGTAAAATTCTTCAAGTTGTGCAAGCAACTAAAACTGATACAGCAAGTAATAGTACAGCAAGTGGGGGGGTATGGACTCCTACAAGTCCTAAATGTTCTATAACACCTTCAAATGCAAGTAATAAAATATTAGTGCAAGCGACTATTGCTGTAGCCTTATCTACAGATGCACATGGTGTTTATCTTACAGTTTTAAAAGATGGAAGTCCTATTTTTCGTGGAGATCAAGAGGGTAGCAATATGCAAAGAACAACTGTAGGTACATTTAGTCATAATTCCTATAAATTTAATCATTTAGTTTTTAATTATTTAGATACGGCTGGTGCTACATCTGCTATAGAATATAGTTTAGATTTAAGACATGATAGCGGTAGTACAAGCACTATTTACATCAATAGAACAGATGCTACTGATGATACTGATGACAGAAAAAGAGGAGCATCAAGCATAATATTAATGGAGGTAGCAGCATAATGTCTTTAGATCACGAAGCTATTTACAAA